AGCTGGTTAAGGTGATGCGACAGAGGTGGTGCTCGCTGCTGGGAACAGTAGAACTACATACCAAGTAGGTCGTAGGCTGAGTGGTAATTCTAAACTGTAGAAATGCCCTGCTCTTGTTGGTATACAGGAATCCAACCTCCCACATGCGGATGTCGTATAAAAGTATTACGACAGGTTTCCAACTTGTAGACGGTGGTGCAATACCATCCATCCGCTTTATCAAATAAATAAGATGACTATAAAATTAGTTCTGCTTAAATCAAATGAAGAAGTAATTGCTGATGTAAAAGAACTTGTAGATGAGAATGATAAACCCATTTTTGTAGTTCTTGAGAATCCTTACTGCTGCAAATTGATAGAAGAACCTGTAATGTTGGTAGAAGGTCAGGAAGAATCTGAAACAAAATACAGTGTTCAGTATTATCCGTTTATGCCTTTATCTGATGAGAAAAAGATATCGATTGATCCTACATGGGTTGTTGCGATAGTAGAACCAAAACCAATGGTCAAACAATCTTATGAGGCAAGAATCAATGGAACAGGAAGTTAAGATATTAGTCTTAGTAAATGGCGATATATTAATATCGGGAATAGAAGAGGTAGCTGCTCTTGATATAGGTGATCCTAATTGCAAAATGATCTCACCTTATAGAATAGAAGGAGAAGAAATGTCACCATATCTAAGTAAAGTTACAGATGACGTTGAAATTATGATATGTTCTGATAAAATATTAACATTAGTTGAACCACACAAATCATTAGTGGATTCATATTTGAAACTAGCTACAGCATGAAGTTTTATACAAATGTTTTCCAGATCGGCAACAGTATGTTGGTCAGGGGATATGACAATGGAAAACATTTTGAGGACAGGGAAACATTTCACCCTACATTTTATGTACCATCAAAAAGAAAAAGAACTAAATGGAAAACGCTTGATGGTCAATTAGTAGATCCTGTAAAACCAGGCACTATAAAGGACTGTAGAGAGTTTATTGATAAGTATTCTGCTGTACAGAACTTCAACATATATGGCAATGAAAGATATGTACATCAATATATCTCAGAAAACTACCCTGAGAATGAGATCAAGTTTGATCTAAACAAAATTAAATTATATACCATTGACATCGAGGTCGCCGCAGAGAGTGGTTTCCCCGATGTCTTTAATTGTGCAGAGGAGTTGTTACTTATAACAATTCAAGATTACAATACTAAAAGAATTATCACATTTGGATCTAGGCCTTATACCACTAATCCAAACAAAAAGAATTATCGATATATTGATTGTCATAATGAAGAGGGATTGATTCTTTCATTCCTTGATTGGTGGCAGAAAAATATGCCTGAAGTTATTACAGGTTGGAACTGTGAACTGTATGATATTCCTTATCTTGTAGGTAGAGTTGACCGTATCATGGGAGAGAAGATGACTAAGAAGTTTTCTCCTTGGGGTATAGTAAGAAAAAATGAAATTCACATTCAAGGTAGATTGAATATTCAGTATGACCTTGCAGGCATATCTGTAATAGATTACCTTGATCTGTATAGAAAATCCCCTGCTACTCCTAATCAGGAGAGTTTCAAATTGGATCACATCGCCATGATGGAACTAGGACAAAAGAAATTAGATCACAGTGAATACGATACATTCCGTGAGTTCTACACTAAGAACTGGCAAAAGTTTGTTGATTATAACATCGTTGACGTAGAACTGGTTGACAGACTTGAGGATAAACTTAAATTGATTGATCTATGTTGCACTCGTGCTTACGATGCAAAGATAAACTTTACTGATGTTGCGTTTCAAGTTCGCACATGGGATGCTATTATATACAATTATCTAAAGAAAAAGAATATTGTGATCCCACAGAAGGATCGTAATAAAAAAGACGAGAAGTATGCTGGTGCATATGTAAAAGATCCTAAGCCTGGTAAGTATGATTGGGTAGTATCGTTTGACTTGAACTCACTATATCCGCACTTAATAATGCAATACAATATCTCACCAGAGACATTGCAAGAAAAGAAACATCCTAGCACTAGTGTAGAAAGAATGTTATCTCAAGAAGATACATTTGAATTGTACAAAGACTTTGCTGTTTGTCCTAATGGTGCAATGTACAGTAAAGAAAAGAAAGGATTCTTACCTGAGTTGATGGAGAAGATGTATAACGAACGTGTCATCTTCAAGAAAAGAATGATCAAAGCTAAAAAACTATATGAAAAAACACCAACTAAAGAACTTGAAAAAGAAATAGCAAGATGTAACAACGTTCAAATGTCTAAGAAGATTGCTCTTAACTCTGCCTATGGTGCGATTGGTAATCAATATTTTCGTTATTACAAACTTGCGAACGCAGAGGCGATCACTCTATCTGGTCAGGTATCAATCCGATGGATTGAAAATAAAATGAACCAGAAGATGAATACTATTTTAAAAACGGAGGATGTAGATTATGTTATTGCTAGTGATACTGATTCTATCTACTTGCATATGGGTGACTTGGTTGAAGCTGTATACAAGGGGAGAGAAAAAACTACTGAAGGCGTTGTTTCGTTCCTTAACAAGGTCTGTGAAGTGGAACTTGAGCCTTATATTGAAAGTTCTTACCAAGAATTGGCAGACTACGTTAACGCCTATGACCAAAAAATGATTATGAAAAGGGAGAACATTGCCGATAGAGGTATATGGACTGCCAAGAAAAGGTATATTTTAAATGTGTGGGATAGTGAAGGTGTTAGATATGAAGAAGCGAAGTTGAAAATCATGGGTATTGAAGCGATTAAAACTTCTACCCCTGCCCCATGTAGGAAGATGTTGAAAGATGCGTTTGCAATATTGATGTCGGGTACAGAAGATGAGTGTATTGAGTATATCGAAAATTGTAGAAAAGAATTCAAATCATTACCACCAGAAGAGGTATCATTTCCTAGAACTGCTTCTAATGTAGAAAAGTGGCACTCGTCTGCTGACTTATATGGTAAGGGATGCCCTATTCATATTAGAGGTGCGATATTATATAATCATTGGACAAAGAAAAAAGAAATAAGTCACAAGTATGCCAAGATACAGAATGGTGAGAAAATTAAATTCTGTTATCTTAAAACACCTAACTGGATGCACGAAAATGTTATATCTTTCATTCAAGATTTCCCTACGGAACTTGACCTAGATAAACATGTAGACTACGATTTACAATTTAGTAAGGCGTTTCTAGATCCTATAAAGGTTATCCTTGATTGCATCGGTTGGGAAACCGAACGCAAGAATACACTTGAATCATTCTTCTCATGACAAAATATATTGTGTGCTGGTCAGATGACGGCCTATTCTCCGAAAGACAAATGAAAGTCTTTGATGGTAGAGATCCTGCTAATTGGTTTGCAGAAAGTATAAAAAAGCGTTATAATGATGTTAAGGTATACTTAGCAAGAAAAGGAGAGTTTGATGACTAAGAAGAGAATACTCACTCTAGTCACAGGTGGTTTTGATCCTCTTCATAGTGGACACATTGCTTACTTCGAGCAAGCAAAAGATCTTACAAACTACTTAGTGGTTGGATTGAACACAGAAGAATGGTTGACTAGGAAAAAAGGACAATACTTTATGTCATGGAAGGAACGGGCAGAGATTATTAGACATCTTGACGTTGTAGATGCCGTGATTACTGTGGAAGATGATGAACATGGTTCTGCTTGTAATGCAATCGAGAGATGTTTGGAGATTGCAAAAACTGTAGTCTTTGCCAATGGTGGAGATAGAGGATCAGATAATACACCAGAGATGACAAAATTTGGAAATGATCCTAGAGTAGAGATGGAGTTCGGCGTAGGCGGAACAGACAAGAAAAATAGTAGTTCGTGGTTATTACACAACTACTTTGAAAGACAACGTAAGATAGTGGGGATTTAATGAATCACATAGGATTAGAAGTTGTATTCTGGACAGTGCTATCTGTATATCTTCTAGCTAGACTTGGGGTATTTAAGAAATGAATTGTTGGCATTGCAATACAGAACTAATATGGGGATCAGATTTTGATGCTGAGGACTACCATTGCGAAGATGAGTATTCTATAGTGACTAATCTTTCATGTCCTAAGTGTCAATCCTTCGTGCAAGTTTTCTATCCAAAAGAGGATAATGAGTAACATACCCAAGCCATACAATAGGATGAGTGAAGTGTCTTGGGAAGGGTTTCAATTACCCAATATGCCATTACACAAAACAAAACTTAGTGATGATTGGATGACTTATCTTTGGTCTTGTGTAGAACAAGCAGAGAAAGATAATGTTAATGACAGTAATGATTACAGTTATAGACTTGCTGGAAATCTAACTGGTAGTTTGGGATTAAAAGATGTCAATAACAAATTCAGAGATGAAGTTGTAGGACCTTTGACTCAACAATTATTAGATGATGATCCTAAACATTACTTCCCTCCTATAGATCTTGATCCAAGTTTGGATCTAAAATATAAACCAGAGTTTAGGTTGAATTGGTGGGTTAACTATCAATATGCAACCGAGTTCAATCCAGAACACGGACATACAGGCATCACATCATTCGTGATATGGATGAAGATTCCTACACATTATGAGGAACAACATAATTTAACCTTCCACTCTAAGGCCGCATCGGATTTTCAGTTCACATATACTGATATTTTAGGAAACACTATTGAGTATCCTATCCTTATGAGTCCAGAAATGGAAGGAACTCTTATGGTTTTCCCATCAAGTCTACATCATCAAGTGTACCCATTCTATAACACAGAAAAACCAAGAATATCAATCGCTGGTAATTTATTGTGGAATGTGGTAGAATTATAGTAAGCGCAAATCATTATGGATTTTTTAAAAGAAATAGTTAAGGAGATAGGAGATGAGTACACCCAACTCGCCTCAGACACAGAACAAATTGAAACATATGTGGACACAGGTTCGTACATTTTTAACGGACTTATATCAGGGAGCATATTTGGTGGTGTATCTCGGAACAAGATTACTGCTATTGCTGGGGAAAGCTCTACTGGAAA